TTACATGCGAGGGGTTCGGGGTTCGAATCCCCGTCTGCCCATTACAGGCTTCAAGTGTCCATCTGGGTCGGGCGTCGACGCGCTGGCGAGGGATCCCTTCCCCTGTGCCTGCTGCATCCGACGCTCGAGATCGCTGACCAGACCTGGCGCGCTGTCGAATACCACTCCGGCGGCGTGGGGCCTGGTCTGGTCAGCGGAGTCGAGCCGATTTGTGCGGTTGGGCTCCGCCGGAGTGGTTGCACGATGATGCCCACGCAGGACCTCGGATGTCAAGCGGTTATGGGATTCAATCGAGTTATCCACAGACCTTGCACGTTTTAATCCCCCCTTCATCTGGGGCCACAGGGGCGGCAAGAGCGACAGAGCGGCGGCTTGTTCGGTAAGCGGCGGGTCGTAGTAGCGGTGCTCGACGCGCCCGGCGTGGCGCATCAGGAAGTCGACCATCTTCTCGGGAACGCCCTGTGCTGTCAGCGTCGTCGAGAACCACTTGCGGGCGCTGTGCGGCGAGAAGATGCGTCCGCGATAGTCTTCGTGGGCAATGCCGGCGCGGCCCTCGTCCTTCGGCCAGGTGTGCTTGCTCGGCGCGATGGGGAAGACCAGGTCTGTTGGCCCCGCGGGCTTGAGGCTAGCCGCCTCGCGGTCGCGATCGACGTCGGCAAGGTGCGCGCGGAGCATCGGGACAAGCTCGGGCGCGAGCGCGACGTACTGATCGCGGTGCGTCTTGTTGATGTCCTGCGTCCAATGGATCTGCGGGATGGACTCCTCGAGGTGCAGGTGCTCACGCCGCCATCGCGTGGGCTCCTCGAGCCGGCACGCGGCCGTGAAGAGCGTGTGCCAGTAGAGCGGGCGGTTGCCCTTGCACTTCGCGTCGGTCGTGTGCTTGCACCAAGCCTGCAGGATGAGCGCCGCTGCCTCCTCGGTCGTCGCGGCTCGTGAACCTTCCCCGCCATCGTGCACCGCACGCTCGGCACGCTCGAGCGGGTCGTCGTCGACGAGGCGGTTGGTGCGTGCCCACGCCGTGAACGAGCGGAAGACCGAGAGGTTCCGGTTGTACGTCGCTCCCGACCAATCACCCGAAGCACGGAAGGCGCCGAGCCAGCCCGTGACGGCGTCGTGCGTGACGTCCTCGACCGAGTGCCAGCCCGCGTCGGACGTCGCACGCCGGAAGATGGCGCGATAGTCCGTAAGCGTTCTCGGCGAGTGGCCGAGGCTTCGCATGTGAGAGAGCCATCGCTCGATCGCTTGGTGCAGATCCGTCTGCGCAGCGCTGATCGATCCGACGACGGGCTGGAACGAGGGAGCATCCATGCTCACGCCGGGAGTGGTGACGGCGGAGCGCATCGATTCGAGTTGACCACACAACGAGGGGAAACGCAACGCCATCGACACCAGTATCGCGCCGGTTGTTGGTTCCCGGACTATGAGTTCGAGCGCAGCCGGCGGTGCATCACGTCGTATCTCCCACCGGCTGTCGTCGTCTCGAACAAGGTGCATACGCCCCCCGGCGTTCGCGCGGCAGATGCGCGGCACGACGTTGTACCGCGCACGTCCATCAGCGGCGACACCGGGGAGAGCCAATATGTGCCACAGCGGCACGCTCTTTGAAGTGACGCATCGGGCCAACCGCTAGTAGCCCAGTGCACGAAGACACCATCGCGGTCATTGTTCTGAAGGAGCTGGCGCGGCGTCAGATGACGATCACGGATCTCAGTCGCCTCGCCAACGTCGATCGATCCGTCCTCGGTCGATGGCTCTCTAGTCGAAGATCAATGCGAGTGCGCGAGCTCCTTCGTGTGATGCAGGTCCTGCACCTGGTCATCGTGCACGAAAGGGAGCTTCATGGCGAAACAGGTTCATCGCGTCGCAACCCCCCTGCGTCGGTTGCTCGTTCCGCTCGCGCGGCTTGCCCAGGATCCGTCGAACCTCCGCGTGCACGATGATCGCTCGTTCGACGCGATCGCCACAAGCCTGCGCAGGTTTGGCCAGCAGAAGCCCATCGTGGTCGACGCACGCGGCGTGGTGATCGCCGGCAACGGCACGCTCGAGGCGGCTCGCCGGCTGGGGTGGACCCACATCGCCGCGGTGCCGTCGTCGCTCGATGGTGCTGAGCGCGTGGCGTACTCGATCGCGGACAACAGGACCTCCGAGCTCTCTCGCTGGGACACCAAGGCCCTGCAGGCAGTGCTCGACGCGTTCCCCAAGGACGCGCTCGCCGGCACGGGGTTCACGCTCGATGATCTTGCCGAGCTCGCAGGACGCGAGCCCGCAGTGATCGAGGACGAGGCGCCGACGCCCCTTCCCTTCGCGGTGACCAAGCTCAGTGACCAATGGGAGCTCGGCGAGCACCAGCTTCTCTGCGGCAACTCCAGGAGCTCCGCCGACGTCGCGACGCTGATGGTCCGACCGCGCGGCTCTCGTGGCAACCGATCCGCCCTACCTCGTTGACTACACCGGCGAGCGACTTGGAAGCGGCAAGGACTGGACCCAGGTCTACGACGAGAAGGCGATGGGTGATCCCGAGGAGTTCTTCACCGATGTGTTCTCTCGAGTACTCGACGTCCTGGCCCCGCATGCCGCGGTCTACTGCTGGCACGCGTTCAAACGCTATCCGCTGCTGCAATCGGTCTGGAGGAAGCTGGGCCTGCTCGATCACCAGCAGGTGATCTGGGTCAAGCCCGTCGCGGTCGTCGGTCGAAGCCTCTACCACTGGCAGCACGAGCCGTGCCTGGTCGGTTGGCGCGAGGGCTCGATGCCGAAGCTCGATCGCAAGGAGGTCACCAGCAGCGTCGTCGTGATCAACGCCGGCATGGTGCACGGATCCGAGGCCGCCGACGTGTGGATCCAAGACTGGGAAGGGCGCAAGCGTCCGGCCGGCAACGAGCATCCAACGCAGAAGCCCGTCGAGCTGTTCGCCAGGCCGATGCGCAAGCACACCAAGGAAGGCGCAATCTGCTTCGAGCCGTTCAGCGGATCCGGTTCTCAGCTCATTGCAGCCGAGCAGCTCAAGCGTCGCGTGCGAGCGATGGAGCTCGAGCCGGTCTTCGTCGACGTCGCGGTGCGCCGGTGGCAAGCGTTCACGGGCCAGGCCGCAACGCTCGCTGGTGATGGTCGCACCTGGGACGAGATCGCGTCGGCGCGTCGGCGTAGAACGAAGGCATGCCCACCAAGCCCCGACGCCCCTGTGCCCACCCAGGATGCCCATCGCTCACCGAAGGCCGCTACTGCCAAGCGCACTTCCGAGAAAGCCCCAAGCGGCCGGCCTGGCCGACGTCGAAAGGATCGGCCTCAAGCCGCGGCTACGGATCGAAGTGGCGAGAGCTCCGCGCTCGAATCCTCGCCCGCGATCCCGTCTGCAAGGTCTGTCGAGCAGCGCCGTCGACGTGCGTCGACCACATCAGGCCCAAGGCCGAAGGCGGCGGCGAAGGGGAAGCGAACCTCCGAGGGATCTGCAGGCCCTGCCACGATCGCAAGAGCTCAAGGGAAGGGGCCAAAGGCAAAGCGGCCCGGCGCGTAAGGCGCCGAGCCACGTGAGGTCGATCATCGCGGGATGCGGAACGCTTCGAACGTGACGCTGGCTGACGCGCTCCACGCCAGGGAGAAGCGGCTGTTGGTGTCGCGGAACGCCGAGGGCACGGGGCCGATCAGGCGGCTCGCTCCGGCGGGAACCGCCACGACCTGGTTCGAGATGGTCTGTGCAGGGAATCGCCCATCGCCCGGGCGTGCCGCCGAGACGACTGCGATGGTCGCATTGATCGATGCGCCCGACCCATTGGTCACTCGGAGCACGGTGTCGCCGTACGGGTCGTTCACCAGATCGCCTCCGGCGCTGGCCGCGTTGGCCGTAGGAGCCACGCCTGCGAGGGAGAGGTCTTGGGGTGTCACTGTCGCCATGTGCTTCCTCCGATGCCTGCTGGCCCCACGCTAGCCGCGGGGCGGGGCTGCAGCGGCGTTCGGTCCGCGTCACCCCGTCCGAGCCGTTCGGGGTCCGACACCCCCCCACGTATCCGGGGGTACCCCCGCCGTTAGGGGTCCGGCACCCCCCGGGGGGAGGGGGGCAGGGGGGTGGGGGGTAAATCCCTCCTAACGGGCTAGGGGACCGACTTGGGGGCCACGCTTTTTATCGCCGCAGGTTTTGGGGGGTGGGGGGGTCGCGCCTAGTTTGCGGCATGGCACGAGGTCTCCGTGTGCAGGTTCGCGTGGTGCGCCCGCGATTGTTTGTTGTGCTGGCGCACGCCCGCGTGCGCTTCGCTCGCCTCCTTCCGCGCGCGGTTCGGCCCGCTGGCATTCGCGTGATCTGCGAGTCCGTGTATCGACGTGGAGGCATGCGCGTGCGGGTCGCGTCTCGATTCGTTTGGCGTCGCGCGGACCTCAAGGGCCGGGACATCATCGCGACCTTCAGCTGAGGAGGCGGCATGGGACTTCGTGGACCGCCGCCAAAGCCGAGCGCGTTGAAAGCAGCCGCGGGGAATCCGGGCAAGCGTCGTCTCAATGAGCACGAGCCCATACCGCCGAGCGGAGACATCAAGCCGCCGCGGACTCTCACGAAGCTCGGGCTCGAGATCTGGAACGAAGTCGCGCCGGTGTGCATTGCGATGCGCACGCTCACCACCGCTGACCGCATGACGTTCGCGCGCTACTGCGATCTGTACGCGCGGTTCCTCGAGCTGCGCCAGCTCGTGTGGTCGCAAGGCGCACTCGGCAGCACGTACCACGTCAAGGACGAGAAGGGCAAGCTCCGCTACATCGCGGAGATTCCGCAGGCCGCGGAGATCCGCCAGGTCGCTCGCATGCTCGTTGCGCTCGAGGATCGGTTCGGACTCAGCGCCGCTGCTCGCGCGCGTCTGCAGGTTCAGCCGGCGTCGCCGGCGGCCGTGATCGCATCGGCCTCTTCGGCTCAGTCACCAGTCGATGCGGACGCTCGCGCCTTCTTCGCAGCCGGCGGGCGCTCGAGGCAGCCACCGCTCGTAGGGTGACGCGTGGCGCGTCGACCGGCGCACAAACCCGCGATCGTGAAGAAGAAGCCGCGGAAGAAGGCCTCGACGCCTCGCGCGCCGATCGACCCGGGCATGCAGGGCTCGAGCGTCGAGCTCGCTCTTGATCGCAAGCTGCTGAAGCAGGGGTACTGGTTCGACGTCGCCGCGGCGGATCACTTCTGCGACTTCTGCTCGAAGTACATCCGGCAAAGCAAAGGCAAGTGGCAGAACCAACCGCTCGAGCTCGCACCGTGGCAGAGGCAGCGGGTGCGCCGCCTCTTCGGCTGGCGCAGGCCCGACGGCACGCGTCGATACCGCCGCACGTTTTGGTTCGTTCCCAGGAAGAACGGCAAGAGCACCATCGCGGCCGCGATCGCGCTGTACCTCACCACCGCGGATGGCGAGCTCGGTGCCGGCGTCTTCTGCGCCGCCAACTCGAAGGAGCAGGCGGCCGAGGTCTTTGCCGAAGCGAAGAACATGGCCGAGGGTTCTCCGGTCATCAACTCGATGTGCGAGGTGTACAAAGACTCGCTCTTTGTTCCCGGCACGCTCTCGCGGCTGCAGGTCATCTCCTCGAAGCCGTCGACGGCGCACGGCAAGAACGTCCACGGCGTGGTCATCGACGAGATCCACGAGTTCAAGACGCGCGAGCTTTATGACGTCCTCACCACCGCGAGCAGCGTGCGCGATCAGCCGCTCGAGTGCGTGATCACCACGGCCGGCCAGGACCAAGGTGCGAGCACCATCTGCACCGAGATCTACGACTACGCCTGCAAGGTGCGAGACGGGATCGTCGAGGATCCGGAGTTCCTGCCGGTGATCTACCAGGCGGGTGAGGATGACGTCTGGACGTCGGAAGAGACGTTCGCCAAAGCGAACCCGATGTACGGGATCACCATCTCACGCGCGACCTGGGAGAGCGAGGTTCGCAAGGCGAAGGAGAACACCGGCCGCGAGCTGGCGTTCAAGCGGCTCTTCCTCAACCTCTGGACGCAGTCGCAGAAGAAGTGGCTCGACTCGATGGACTGGAACGCGTGCGCGGGTCCGCGACTCTCGCTCGAGCAGTTCGCCGGCCGCAAGTGCTGGGCAGGCCTCGACCTCTCCAAGACGACCGACCTCTCCGCGTTGGTCCTGGTCTTCCCTCGCGAGGACGGCGGGTACGACGTCGTCCCGTTCTTCTGGTGCCCGTCCGAGCAGGCGGAGCGGCGCAGTCGCAAGGACCGCGTCCCGTATGTCGAGTGGATCCAGCAGGGACACGTCCGCGCGACCGAGGGCAACGTCATCGACTACCGCCGCATCGAAGCCGACATCGTCGAGATCTCCAAAGTCGTCAAGCTGCAGGAGATCGCGTACGACCGCTACCTCGCAGCCACCATCGTCCAGAACCTGCAGGACGATCACGGCATCACCATGGTCGAGTTCGGCCAGGGGTTCCTGTCGATGGCGGCGCCTTCGGCGGAGCTCGAGCGGTTGGTCATCGCCCACCGCCTCAGGCACGGCGCGCACCCGATCATGCGTTGGATGGCGTCGCACGTCGTGGTCCGGGTGGATCCAGCCGGCAACATGAAGCCCGACAAGGAGAAGAGCCGCGAACGCATCGACGGCATCGTCGGCCTAGTCATGGCCATTGGCCGCGCAATGGTGCGGACGGAGACCACGTCGGTTTACGAGGAACGCGGGCTCCGAACCCTCTAGGGTGGCGGCATGAGCACGATCATCACCGGCCCCGGCATTGAGCAGTCCTCAAGCGAGAAGCGGAACATCGAGGATCCGAACAAGCCGCTCAACATGAGCCAGCTCGCCGAGCTGTTCAACGGCGGGCCCGGCCGGCGCAACGTCACGCCGCGGCGTTCGATGCGGATCGCAGCGGTATGGGCGTGCGTGGGAATCCTCGCCGAGACCATCGCCCGCATCCCGTTCCACCTGTACAAGGCGAGAGAGGGCGGCCGTGATCGCGTGCGGGATCACCCGGTCTCACAGCTCCTCTCGGTGCGACCGAATCCCGAGAACAGTCCGTACACGCTCAAGACGTCGCTGGTTGCGAACCGTGCACTCTGGGGCCGCGGGCACGCGGAGATCGTCCGCAATGCGCGAGGCCTCGTGCAGGAGATCATCCCCATCGAGACCGAGCGGGTTCGCATTGGGCGCAGCAACGGCCAGCGGGTCTACGAGGTGCGCCGCGGGGCGGACGTCGTCGTGCTCCTGCCGCGAGACATCGTGCACGTGCCGGGACTGTCCTTCGACGGCCTCGAGGATCTCTCGGTCATTGGTCACATGCGGCGATCGCTCGGCGGTGCAGAGGCGATCGAGGAGGCAGGCTCTAGGGTCATGGAGAACGGGATGAAGCCCAGCGGTGCGCTGAAGCATCCGGGCAAGCTCGGGGATCAGGCGTTCGCGAGGTTGCAGGCAAGCTTTGCGTTGCAGTACGGCGGCGCGGAGAATGTCGGAAAGACGATGATCTTTGAGGAGGGCATGGACTGGACCTCGTTCGGGTCGATGAACTTCGTCGACGCCCAGTTTATCCAGCAGCGAGAGTTCACGATTGAGGACATCGCTCGCATGTTCCGCGTGCCGCCGCACAAGATCGGGCACCTCGCGCGATCGACGAACAACAACATCGAGCAGCAGTCCCTGGACTTCCTCGGCGACACGCTCGACCCGTTGTTGATCGCGATCGAGGAGGAGCTCAACTGGAAGCTGCTGACCGAGGAGGAGCGTGCCGCCGGCATCTACATCGAGGCCGCACGCCAGGCGGTCGTGCAGATGGATGCCAACGCTCGCGGCGCGCTGTACGAGCGGATGATCCGCGTCGGTGCGATGAACGCCGACCAGGTCGCGGCGCGGGAGAACCTGCCGGCACTGCCTGACAAGCGCGGCGAGGTGTACACCCAGGCGTCGAGCCAGCAGCCCATGCCGACTCCGGGGCAAGCGGACGAGCTGGTGATCGCTCGCATCAAGAGTGGGGCGAAGTCGCCGGTGAACCCGTCGCCGGATCCTGCGAGCCCCTCGAATCAGGACCCCGCGAACGACGCCAAGGCCTGAGTCGCCGCGCCATCTCGAACCGTCTAGTCTCGCGCGACGCGGACTGGACCACCGCAAGGAGGCGCAGCATGGCGACGACAACCGAAAAGCTCCTTGAGTCTCGTATGGTGAAGGGCATCGAGATCCGCGAGGCAAAGCCTGGCAGTGGCTCTGTCGGCACGATCGTCGGGTACGCCGCGACGTTCAACGAGCTCTCCCTCGACCTCGGGTTCCGCGAGAAGATCGCGCCCGGCGCCTTCAAGGCATCGCTCGCTCGCGGAGACGACGTCCGCGCGCTGATTGACCACAACCCCGAGCGGATCATCGGGAGGCGGAGCTCGAGTACGCTCCGCGTCACCGAGGACGAGAAGGGGCTGTGGGTCGAGATCGATCTCCCCGACACCCAGGCCGGCCGCGACATCCTCGCCTCGATCAAGCGCGGCGACGTCACTGGACAGTCGTTCAGCTTCTACACCATCGCCGATGACTGGAAGCGGGATCCGGCGACGGGTCTTTGGGAACGGACTCTTCTCGCGGTCGACGCCGTCGACGTCGGGCCCGTCACGTTCCCCGCGTACCCGACGACGTCCATCGCCGCGAGGTCGCTGACCGAGGTCTTCAAGCGAGCCACCCACACCACCGCTCCCGCCGGGCCGATGAGCACGGAGGCGAAGGCCCGGCGGGACGCGTTGATCGGTCGTCAGAAGGCGTTGCGTTACGCGGTGGACCGGGACCGCAACACGATCTAGTCTCGGCGCAGCAGGCGGATCGTCCAGCACGGACGCGGAGGCAACCATGTCAAGGCTCGGAACTGTGTCGATTGATCTCGACAAGGTCGTTAGTGATCTGGAGTCTCAGCGTTCCAAGGCGGTCGACGCCGGAGACGCGATCACGGCGAAGGTGGTCTCGGAGGATCGAGACTTCACCAAGGAAGAGTCGGAGGCTCTTGCGGAGTCGCAGAAGACCGCCAAGAGCCTGGGCGAGCGCATCGACAAGATCAAGGCTCAGGTCAATGCTCGCAAGGGCATCGACGCGCCGGGCGAGTCCCGCACGCGCGAGGATCGCAAGCCTGGCGATCTCGCTCGAGACGCCGGTCTCAACGAGGCGGATGAGGCGACCAAGGCGGAGCGCAAGGCTTTCCGCAGCTACCTCCGTTACGGCTACGACGGCCTCAACCAGGAAGAGCGAGCGATCATGACTCGCCGTCGGGCACAGCTCGGCGAGGAAGAGCAGCGCGATCTGTCGGGCGTGACGGGGTCCGCTGGCGCCTTCACGGTGCCGCAGGGTTTCGTCGCCGAGCTTGAGAAGCAGATCAAGGACTACAGCGGCGTGATGGAATCGCCCACCCGCAAGCTGGTGACGGCGACCGGCAACGACCTGCCGTGGCCGACCGTCAACGACACGTCCAACACGGGCGAGCTCATTTCCGAGAACACCGCCGTGGCGGCCGCCGATCCCACCTTCGGCCAGGTGATCATCAAGGCGTACAAGTTCGGCTCGAAGCTCGTTCTGGTCCCGATCGAGCTGCTGCAGGACAGCGCCTTCAACATGGAAGCGGAGCTGGCGAGGCTGCTTGCCGAACGCCTCGGCCGCACCATCAACACGTACACGACGACGGGCACTGGCACGAGCCAGCCCCAGGGCATCGTCACCGCGTCTGTCTTGGGCAAGACCGCCGCCGCGGCAGGCGCGATCACCTACGACGAGTTGGTCGACCTGCAGCACAGCGTTGATCCGGCATACCGCAGGATCTCGCCGGGCTGGATGTTCAACGACACGACCCTTGGCGCTCTCCGCAAGCTGAAGGACTCGGATGGTCGTCCGATCTGGCAGCCGGCGGCGGATGCGTCGATGGCCAATGGCGCGCCCGGCTTGTTGCTCAACGCTCCCTACCACATCAACCAGGACATGGCCAACATCGCGACCGGCAACAAGTCTGTCATCTTCGGTTCGCTTCAGAAGTTCATTGTGCGTACCGCGCGCGATGTCACGATGGTGCGCCTCGTCGAGCGGTACGCCGAGAAGGGCCAGGTTGGCTTCTTCGCGTTCATGCGTGCCGACAGCCGCGCGGTCAACCCCGGCGGCGGAGCGATCAAGCACCTCATCCACCCGTAAGCGGTCTGGATCAGCAACGAAGTATCGCGGTTGAGCTCGGCTCGCGCGTTCGACAGGACGCGCGAGCCTTTCGGCCAAAGAGGCCGGGAAAGGTTGATCCCATGCGGCTTCGTTCCAAGGTCTCAATGGCTGGCCCGAACTTCTCGGTGAACCACGGCCAGGAGTTCGAGTTCGAGAACCCCGAGCAGATCGAACGCTGGCTCAAGGCCGGGTACGTCGAGGTCGTTGAGATCCCCGGCGGCGGCCGCCGCCTCGAGAACGCTGGCGCTCGCACCGCTCGCACCGACGCGCCTGCTGATCCGAAGCCGGCGACGGGCACGACGGAGCAGGCCTCGACGGATGAAGGCACGCCCACGACCGAAGGCGCCAAGCCCGCGGTCGACAGCGGCTCGCCCAAGGACGAGAGCCCCAAGACCAAGCCGGCGTCCAAGCCGGCGTCCAAGCCGTCGACCAAGCCATCAGGCAAGTCCAAGAAGTGATCGCACACGCGCCGGCGTGTTGCCGGCGCGCCCGGCGGCGGGCAAACGAATCGGATCCCGCTTGCCTGCTTGCGGGTGAAGGTTGGTCCAGGAACTCCCGCCGCCGGGCTCTGATCGATCGAGGTGCACCGTGCGATACGAGATCATCACGCAGCCAACGCAGACGCCGGTGAGCCTCGACGAGGCAAAGGCGCACCTCCGCGTTGATCATCCCGACGACGACGCCGCGATCATCAACATGATCAAGTCGGCGACGTCGATGGCCGAGGAGTTCCTGCGGCGCGCACTGTGCACCCAAACCATCAAGCTCGCGATGCCGACCTTTCCTTCGGGTTCGATCGTCCTTCCGCGGCCGCCCATCCAGTCGATCGTCGCGGTCAGCTACTACACCGAGGACGACCTGTTGGCGTCCATCCTGAACTTGCCTCCCGCCGCGATCTACACGCTCGACGAGTACGAGTATGCGGCCGTGCTTCTCCCGGGCAAGTCGTGGCCGGCAACCGCGACGCATCGCACCGCAGCGTTTGTCGAGTACATCGCCGGCTACGCATCGCCGGCCCTTGTCCCTGAGCCGATTCGGCAAGCGATCCTCATGACCGTTGGTCACTTCTTCGCCAACCGCGAGGACGTCATCACCGGCACGATCGCCGCCGCACTTCCCAGGAGCGCCGAGTCGCTCCTGTGGCCGTTCCGTCATTTCGCCATCGTTTGAGCCATGGAGGCTTCATGACCGCCAACGCCGCCGCCGTCCACTTCGCCTCCCGTCACATCCCGATCTGGCAGAGGTATACCGGTGACGTCATCGGCCGCGTTGTGCGCGTCGGCCTGGGCGACAGCAATCAGATCCACAGCGGCCACGGGTACGACTACGGCGAGCAGCAGGGGCTCATCAATGAAGGTGTGCCTCTCTTCTCGACCCATCTCGACTCGATCGCGAACAACGGCGGAGCTGGTTCGGGCACCGGGCTCGACACCATCTTCTCGGCAACTGCGAGCGACTCCTATGCCCTCGCGCCAGCGGCGGTACAGCCCTACCTGGTCAACCCAGCGGGATTCCTCAAGTACCCGATGTTGTGGAACGCTGATCAGAACAACTCCTCAGCGAAGGGCCTCGGGTGCTCCCAGTTGCCTGGTGAAGAGGCGCTCAACGGTCACATCTGGTACGTCCAGGATCCCGGGATGGGCGCGAGCTGGGAGTTCAAGTTCCGTCGCAACTCCTCGCCGTACACCACGTACGGGGCGAAGGCTCTCGTTCAGAACGCTGGCGCAACAAGCGTGCAGAGAGCAACGCTCGAGCTCGCCGCCGACGGCGCTCGCAGCGGTCTCGCTCTCGGACTGCTGGCCTACACGTTGAGCAGCTCCGCGCCCAAGGGCCCAATGGCGAAGCTCTTCATGGCCGTCGAGCGTGCCTCCCAGCTCTCCGGATTCATGTATGACACGCTGATCTTCTACGGCGGCAACGGCCTTCGGCAGTACTACAACGCCCTGGTCAACCTCGGCGAGCTCTATCTCACGGCGTACTTCGGTGCGCTGCGCCACCTTGGCGGCTCGGACCCGGTCCTTGAGTTCAACCTTCGCTCCGGTCTCAACGACCGCAACGACACCAACGCCGCGATCGGATCTACCGCGCTGAGCAACACCCAGGGTGGCTACGAAGCCAACCTCCGAGCGTTGATGGAGCTGCTGCGCACGCGCGCGATCCAGGGAGGGTGGGCCAAGGACCAGATCTACTTCCGCCTTCGGCCATCGCACGTGGCCGACGCCACCGACGCAACCCAGGCTGGGTTCCGCCTGGCCGCACTCAATGTCGCTCGGGACAGCGAACGCACGATCTTCATCAACGACGCGACGCTCTTGCCGTATGGCGAGATCTCCGCGTACTACCAGTCGGGAGGCGCCGACGCCAACCACCTCCTGCAGGCCGGCCATCTCCTCGAGGCGACGGAGGCGCACGAGTCGTTCATGCGTGCGGCGAACAACGCGGCGATGGAACTTGAGGACGAGTTCGCGGGCGCGATCCCTGGCATCGACTCGCCGCCGGCACAGTGGGAAGCAGTCGAGCCCGACGACCACTACGACATCGTCGCGACGCGGTGCCTCTGGATCGGCCAGGCCGGCGACGTCGTCGTCCTCCCCGTCGGCGAGAACGCAACGGCAGTGAAGTTCGAGAGCTGCCCCGCCGGCATGCTGCTCCCTGGCCGGTTCCGTCGCATCCTCGAAACCGACACGACCGCGACGGCGATCCTGGCGGGGAGGTAGCCCATGGCCCTGCGCGCTGGCGAGCTGGACATGCCGATCACGATCGAGCACAAGGGCATCGCCCGGGACTCGTTCGGCGCACAGATCGAGACCTGGGGTCCGTGGGCTAAGTGCTTCGCGAAGTTCGAGCCGCTGAGCGGCGGCGAGTCGATCGAGGGAAGCCAACGCACGTCGGCGCAGACGGCGCGCTTCACGATTCGCTTCCGCCGCGGCGTCACGCCCGAGATGCGGATCCAGCACGACGGCCGGCGATGGGACATCGTCGACGTCGCCTCGCCCGACCGCCGCGTCTCTCTCTTGATCACCGCCGTTTGCCGCGAGGTTGGTTCCGGCCGGAAGTAGGAGCGAGCGATGCGGGTGAACAAGGAGGTCCAGGTCATCGGCATGGACGAGGTACGAGCCGCGCTCAAACGCCTGCCAATGTCGATTCAGGTCTCCATCACCCGCTCTGCGCTTCGGGCCGGCGCCAAGGTCATGGCCACGAAGATCGCGTCGAAGACGCCGACCCGGAAGGGACAGGTTCTTCGCAAATCGATCATCGCTCAAACGCGCGTCATCAAGGGGAAGTCGCGAGATTTCCCCGAGTCGTATCGCGGCGAGGTCCTGGTCAAGAAGCGGCCTGGAAACAACCCCCGGAAGTACGCGCACCTGGTTGAATTCGGCACAAAGCCGCACGCGGTTGGAAAGCCAAAGAAGAAGAAGGCGAAGGCGAAGAAGGCCATGGGTGTCACGGTGAGGGCGATCGTGCCGACGCGCGGTCCCGGCATGCACCCGGGCGCGAAGCCCCACCGCATGTTCCAGGAGGGGTTTGACGAGGCGAAGCAGGCTGCTCTCGCCGCGGCTCTCGACGTCATCAAGAAGCGGGTGCCCGCGGCGGTGCGCAAGGCACGCGGCGAAGTCAACGGGAAGGGCAAGTCATGAAGATCGATGAAGCTCTCACCGCGTACTTGCAGACGCTGCTCAAGAAGTGGGTGGACGACCGCGTCTACCCCGCCGAGCTCCCGCAAGGCGTGGAGTATCCGGCCGTGGTGTATCGCCAGCTCGACGACGAGGAAGAGATCAGCCAGGACGGGCCGTCGACGAAGCACCCCACGTACCAGTTCGAGTGCTACGCCAAGACGCTCGCCGCGGCGAAATCCGTGGCCGACGATCTCCGACTTGCTTTGAGCGGGTACAAGGGGAGAATGCCCGACGACCCAGGTGGCGTGCTGGTTGACGCGGCATTCTTTGTGAGCAGCAACACAAACTACTACGACGAGGACGACGGGATCCGGGTGCATTGGGTAGCCGCTCAGTACGAGATCTGGTTCAACGAAGAGTGATGGGCCGCCTGGACCGCGGCGCGAATGAGCAGGACAGGAGGTTGCGATGGCGAAGACGAACGCGAAGACCGGTTTCGGCACGAAGATCTATCGCGGCGACGGCGCCACGCCCCAGGTGTTCGTCGCGATCGCCGAGATCGGCGATATCAGCGGGCCCGAGAAGCGCCTGCTGACCGAAGACGCAACGCACATGGAGAGCCCGCACGGCTATGTCGAGAAGATCCCGACGATCCGTGAAGCCGGCGACGTGTCGTTCGACGCCCATCTGATCGAGGGCGATACCACGCATAGCCCGCTCTTCGAGGATCTCGACACGGGCACGGTTCGCGACTTCCGCCTTGTCTTCCCTTCGGGCACGACCCGGATCTCGTTCACCGCGTTCGTCACGTCGATTGGACCGAGCTTCCCGGTGAAGGGCAAGATGGTCCGATCGATCACCCTCTCCGTCACCGGCAAGCCTGTCGAAGAGCCCAATTCATGACCAAGGCCAAACCCGCTATCGCCGTCGATGCCGCCCCCACCATCCCAACCGCCAAGTTCACGCTCGGCGGGAATGAGTACTCGATCGAGTTCAACCTCGATCACCTCCTCAAGATCGAGGAGGCGGCGAAGCTGCCCATCATGAAGCTCGCCGAGGAGCACCTCGACCAGCTCGCGGTGCGAGACGCGGAAGGGAACCCGGTCAAAGAGCCGACCGACGAGCAGAGCTCCGAACGCTTCAAGTCCGTGCCGGCGACTCGCATGCGCGCACTGGTTGCAGCGTGCATTCCGATGCCGGTAGAGACCGTGCCAATGGTCGGACTCGGCAACGCGTTCATCCGCCTCGCGACGACGCTGAGTCAGGCGGTGAACCAGGTCATGGGAGCTGGCGACGAGGACGAAGACGAGGACGCGGTGCCTCAGCGCCCTACCGCAGCGTCCGGGAGCTGATCGCCTGGGCGCGGGTGGAGTTGCAGATGCCGGCGGCGGAGCTGATGGCCACGAGGCCCAGCGACATCGGCTACCTGGTCGACGCGTGGCGCGAGCGTGAGGAGCGGCTGGACATTCGTGCCGGCGTGGCGCTCAGCGCCATCGCCTTGATGAAGAGCGGCGGAAAGAGCCGCTGCGAGCCATGGGACTTTTACGCGAGCATCCGGCGGCCGCCGCCGCCAGATGACGCCACGGTGGAGGCGAAGATCCGCGCGGCATTGCTTGGAGGGTGAGAGATGTCTGAAGCAATCGGCGCAGTGCGGATCGACATTACCGCCAACATGGCGACGCTAGTGCGCTCCTTGAAGGAAGCCGACAAAGAGCTCAAGGTCATGCAGACGCAGATGAAGCGTCTAAGCGACCAGGCCGCGAAGTCGTTTGATCAGATGACCAAGGGGGCCCAGGCCTTCGAGCGCGTCGGCAAGGACCTCACCAAGAGCGTCACTCTCCCTCTGGTAGCCTTCGCCGCGGCGGCGATCAAGGCGGCGGACCCGGCAGGCAAGTTCACCGAGCGGCTCAAGGACATGGGGATCGAGGCCCTTGTCACTTTGCAGCCGATTGGCAACGCGCTCATCTCCGCGTTCGACGCCTTCGAACCCACGATTCGGCGAGCTATCTCCGTCGTCGGATTACTCGCTGACAAGTTCGGTGCACTCAATCCAGAGACCCAGCGAATGGTCATCATCTCCGGCGCGGCGGCGGCGGCGCTTGGCCCGCTGATCATTGCGGGCGCGGCAACCGCCAAGGTCGTCGGCATCGCTGTCGCCGGCGTCAAGAACCTGGTCAGTGTTGCGAAGATCTTCTCGTTCGTCGTTTCGCCACCGATGCTCGTGGCGATCGCGGCCATCGGCGCCGCGCTGATTGGCCTCGAGCTCGGCACGTACTTCTACGACGAGTTCAAGATCGTGCAGTTGGCGGCCGCAGCTGCGATCTCGTTTGCCGAGGAACAGTTCATTTACCTAGACGCGGCGTGGAAGGGCGTCGTTGCTGCGATCCGCGAGGCGTGGGATTCAACGATGGGGTTCGTGCAGGAGCGACTGGCCGCCGTGATTGAGGACGGCTCAGAAGCGCTCGCGTATGTCGGCCTCATAAGCGAGGAGCAGGAGAGGTCGGCAAAGGACTCGGCCGCGAAGATGCGGGCGGCATTCGGCAATTTCTCGTACAAGGACGAGGTCGCACGCATCAACAAGGAGATGGCGGCAGGCCTCGAAGAGGTGCGCCAGACCTACCAGCGCACGGTTGAGCAGATCGAGAAAGAGTTCAACGGGCAGGATCGCAAGGGGCAGGACCCGCTGCAGCACCTCGGCAGCAGCTTCTCGAAGATCGGCGATCAGATCGAGCCGTTGCTCCAGCCGCTGCGGGACAAGTTCGGCGCGTTCCTGGCGGAGGTCGACAAGTACGCCGCTGGCTCGCAGGATCGGGCGGCCGCGTGGAAGAGCGACGCGGACAGCGTGAAGGAGATGACCAAGGCAACGGCCGATGCCAAGAAGGCCATGGAGCAGATGCAGAGCGAGGCAGAGCGGCTCCGCTTCGAGATCTACCCGGAGGAGAAGCTCCAGGCGGACATCGACCGGGTCTACGAGCTCGCCGCTGCATTCCCTGAGATCCTCGGGGCGCCGGAAGTTCAGAAAGCTATCTCGATGCTCACTGCGGATTACGAGAAGGCCATCAACAAGATCAAGAAGAAGACGGATACGTGGCAAGACAAGTTTCGCAACATGTTCAAGGACTTTGGTCGGGATGCGTCGAGGACCTTTGCCGACTTCGCCACAGGTGCCGATGTTGCCTTTGACCAGGTGCTTCTGAGCTGGACGCGGATGGCGATTGAGATGGCGGCCCAGCAGTGGGTGTTTGGTCCGGCGTTCGGCGCGGTCGGCGAAAAGCTGTTCGGACCTGCGCCCGCGGCAGCGACCGCGCCGGTGGCGCTCAAGGCCAGCTCACCCGTGGCGATGGCGGCAACCTCTCCGCTCGACCACATGAGGCGCAGCTTCGGGTCCGACGGGCTGACGGCGGGCGGCGGTGTTTCGGTCCAGATCTACGACCAGCGCAGCGGCGGCCAGGCAGTGCAAACATCGGAGTCCCGCGGACCTGATGGCGAGAAGATGCTCCGCGTCCTGATTCGCGACGAGGTTGGGCAGATGGCCGGTGACGGCGGGATGGATCGGGTTCTCGGGCCAACCTACGGCACACGCCGGCGTCCGAGAACGCGGTAGTCGCGTTACGTTCCCTCCGGTTGGTGGTATGCTTGGCGACCACTCCGGAGGATCTCATGAAGCTCACCACCGTTGCGTTCGCGTGTCTCACGGCGTCAATGCTTGGCGGTTGCGCTGGATCAGATCTAAACCCAATTCATCGTTCTGTCGCGTTCAACGAAGCCGAGTACATCGGTAGCGACGCGGTTGGCACGGGATCTGTCACTGGACAGGCGTTCCTCGTCACGCTTGGCGGCACTGTGAAGTATGGCGCAGGTCGCACGGTCTGCCTGGATCCGGTGACTTCTTACTCCACGCAGTGGTTCGATAACGCGGTCGTTGCGTCGCGGGCGATGAAGTCCGGCGATGAACGAGCAGGCAAGTACAGGCGGTCCACAATTGCTGACGGGGAGGGACGATTCAAGTTCAAGGGATTGCCGGCAGGCGACTACTACGCGACGTGTCATATCACCTGGTTCATCGACGCAATCACCGAAGTTGGTGGCACAGCTCACGCGAAGGTGACCGTTGTTGAGGGGCAGAACACAGAGGCGGTTCTCACAGAGCCCCTCGGCTCAATGAGGAAGACAGAGGGTAATGGACCTCGAAGGTGAGACCTTCGAGCGTCGACACAACGATCAGGGGTGGATCATGGGTACCACGGTGGATCCAGAAGATTACGTGTTTCATGCTGTCGTCGAGGGGCTCAACGGCAAGACGGCCCGCGGCACCAAAAGGCTCGATGTCTTCCGTCGCCTACGAGAAGATGATCCGCTGCTGCTTGTTCTCGATGATCGCGACGGGAAGGGCCGTGCATCGAGAGTTCTCGTGTACACACTTGATGGAGAGGACATCGGTCATGTTGAAAGCGAGTTCGCCCGTGGCGCCGCGCGCGGACTGAAGCGACTGGCCGTATACGAGGTGACCGTGCTCGACACGACGCCAAGCCACGGCGAGGACGAGCTGGTGATTGATGCCGTCGCGATAGCTGCGTCAGACTCAAGAACCTCGCGAGACGATCGAAAGGCGGCGAAGCAGATCCTGAAGCGATACGCGAGCATCGACCATCCGTGGGCTAAGTGGCGTTCGACAGCTCCGCTTCCAGAGCAAAAGAGCCAAGGAGGCTTCTGCGGCTGCGTGATGCTCCTGGCGGCGGCTCTTGGCATCGCGATGTACTTTGTTCTCCGATGACCCGGTAGTATCCGCCGCGGCCCTGGACCGGCCGCCGCGGAGGGCTCGACGTGGCAGACATCGTGTGGCCGGCTGGGTTGCCGCAGGCACCGTTGGTTCGCTCGCTCAGCGAAACGATGCAGGCGATCGCGATGCGCACCGAGATGGAGACCGGCCCGGCGAAGGTTCGCCGGCGCGTGACGGCCGTGCCGCAGACGCTGGAGATCGAGCTCTCTCTCACGCGCAACCAGGTCGCACTCTTCCAGGAGTTCTGGACCAACTCCATCAAGCTGGGCGCGCTGGCGTTCGAGTGGAGGCACCCTCGCACCGGCGCAACCTGCGACATGCGGATCACGTCGACGCCGACCGCTCGACCCAAGGCGCCGCGGCAATCGGGCACCGAGTACTGGTCGCTCTCGTTCGGGGTTGAGATCCTGCCCGTGCCGGCGGTCGTGATCCCTGGCGTGCAGTGCGTCTCGTTCTATGGCACAGGCGGCACGCCGGTCTTCGGCACGGACTCGTCGCTCTCTGTCGACCTGGCGTCGGCGTGTCGCACCGACACCACCCACTACAACGTCACGACGGTGACGCGCACGTTCGTGTTCGACGCGATCGTCAACGACGAGACCGATCAGCCGCTCTCGATCACCTGGAAGTTCACCAACGGCGACGGCACGAGCACGATCACCTGGCACCGTGACGACGGCTGGTCCTGCAACATCATCCCGGAGCACTCGCCGGAGGTCTCCTGCGGCACCGACACCGACGTCCGCCCGGGCGAGCACAACGAGGCGACGGACTTCCCCTACACCGCAAACACCAGCTGGGCCCAGGAGGTCCTCGAGCTCAAGTGGGCGGCTCCTGGTCAGACCGTGTTGAACGTGATCGAGCTCCTAGAGGCGACGGTCAGCTCCCCGAGCTGTGGCGAGCTCGGCGCCTCGACGCAGGGGTTCACGGTCTACGACGTCGTCGTCAGTGGCGGCGTCGGCGAGGCGTAGTGTGGGCCCATGGCACGATCTCTCTCAGCAGCGGCGCGGAAGGCCCTCTTTGCCCAGGAGACGGGCGAAGCGATCATCATCCTTCTCACCCTGACCGAGGCCTCGCTCCCGGCTCCGATCCGCGTCTGCACCGCCGGCGAGGACGTCGTCTCCAACGGTGAGACGTACCAGGCGTTCCCCTTCGAGATCACGATGCCGGACGACACGGCCGACGCGCCGCCGACGGTGCGCCTCACGATCGACGCGGTTGATCGGAGGATCATCGAGGCGGTGCGCGCGGCAGACGGGGCGATCGCCGTGGAGATGCAGATCGTGTTCTCGAGCGATCTCGACCAGGTCGAGGTCGTGCCCGGGGAGTTCAAGCTCGGCGAGGTGGAGTACTCGGCGCTGAGCATCGAGGGGACGCTGTCCTTCGAGCCGATCCTGGACGAGCCCTACCCGGCCGACACGTTCACGCCGGCGAAGTTCCCTGGAATGCCGAGAGGCTGATTGACTGACACGACGCTGTCAGCCGCATTCCACAGTTCATCCCCAAATGACAGGGTAAATGTGCAGGATCCTGCACTCTGCGCCGAATCCTGCAAAGTGGGGACACACCGAATAGCTCCGGGTATGCTCTGCGAACGCGCACGGACCAGCGCGAGTCGGCAGGAGAAAGGAGCTCTCGGAGCCACGACGAAAGATTGCCCAGTTCTTGGGCACGACAGGTACCACTCAAGGCCAAAACGTGAACGAGCCGCGCTACCAACGCGGCCCGTTCGGACAATCTAGCCCCGTTGCTGTTCACCACCCGTAGCTTTACAGGTGTGGGCTGTGTGCTTGAATCTAGCGACTCAGCCTGCCCGCTGTCCAGTCCGTGAGCAAATTCTGTCGGCTCGCCGACGTAAGCCTCTGTGCCCGCTCGCGACTGGGCAGTCTCCACAAACAACTCACCGAGAAGGAGCATCCCCATGGACTTCAAGGGACAGCTTCTCTTCGCGTTCGCCGAGGGCACCAGGCCCGCCGATGAACCGAAGATTGTCTTGGTGCCCGCGTACTTGCGGCGGAGGCCTCGCCCCCGTCGGAAGAGGCGATAGCACGCCCGGCCCGCGCCCCAACCGGCGCGGGCCGGTTTACCTCTCACCGTCTAGTCTCGCGCCATGAGAGCGACCTCAACACCGGCGAGCTGGGCACGGCAGTACATCGGGATCCCGTTCACCATGAACGGACGCGAGCGGCGAGACGGCCTCGACTGCTGGGGCCTGGTCCGCCTCGTGTACGCCGAACGCCTGGGCATCATCCTCCCGAGCCATACCGACGGGTACCAGGGGGTGGACGACTCCGAGGGCCTTCGCCGCGTTCTCGTCCACGAGACGCAGATTCGCCGAGCGTGGAGCCGCCGGGAGGTGGACGACATCCAGATCGGCGACGTCGTCCAGCTCGACCTGTCGAAGCGTCCGCATGTGGGCGTCATGGTGAGCCGGGGCCAGATGCTCCACGCTTTCGAAGGGAGCGACTCGTGCATCGAGCGGCTCGACGCGCCGCTCTGGGAACGGCGGGTCCGCGGCTTCTGGCGCTATGACGCTGGCGTGCAGGTCGCATCGCGGCCGAAGATCTTCGGGGAGCCCACGCGCCTCGAGCTACCGGCCGGCGCCTCGATCGATGAGATCCTTGTCGCCGCCGGCGTCAAGCCATCCCCGCACATCCGCGTCTTCGTCGGCGATCGCCTGGTCCCGCGCGAGGTGTGGGCGCATGTGCGGCCGCGTGCGGGTCGCATGGTGAGCATCTCGTGCGTCGCCGCGGGCGGCGGCAATGGAGGAAAGACGGCGCTCCGCATCATCGCGGCGATCGCCATCATCGCCGTCGCGTGGTACTTGGGACCCGTTGCCTATGGCGCGTACGCCGGCATCACGACAGCGGCGGCGGTTGGTACCCAGGGCGCGGCGATCGCCACCGGCATCATCGGCATGGCCGGCACGCTGCTTCTCTCGGCTCTCGCGCCGCCGCCGAAGTCACGCATCGGCGGCAACGACGCCGGCGTCTCGCCCGTGATCACCGGCGCGCGGAACGAGGCACGGCCGTTCGGCGTTGTCCCCGAGGTCCTGGGCGATCACGTCGTCGCCCCGCTCTACGCCGCACTCCCCTTCACCGAGATCGCCGGCGACGACCAATACCTCCGCCTGCTCTTCACGCCTGGCTATGGGCCTGTCGAGATCTCCGATCTCAAGATTGGCGACACCGCGCTCGACGAGTTCGAAGGCGTCGAGTACGAGTTCAGGCCCGGGCTTCCCGACGACGCGCCATGCGGGCTCTATTCGAACACGATCCTCGAGGAGGGACTGTCGATCGAGCTCATCGCCGCCGACGGGTGGACGACGCGCACGACCAACACCAACGCGAGCGAGATCTCGATCGACGTCACCTGGCCCCAGGGCCTCGCCCACTACGGCGGCAACGGATCCCGCTCGAACCTCACCGTTGCCCTCGAGGTGCAGTACTCGCCGACTGGCGCTGGCACCTGGACGTCGATCAACGTCGCATCGCCCAGCGAGCAGCGGACGATGGACTTCCTGTTCCGCACGCCGGAGGTAGTGCTCGGTGGGCAGGGATCGCACGGCACGAAGATCTCCTGGGGCGATGGTTTCCCCGATCCCAAGCCCGGGTATCTCCCGGCGAGCGGGTACTCCTGGGAGCTCACTGCCTGGCTCTACGCACCGACCGCTGGTGCTTACCAGTTCGGGCTCGACTCGAGCGACGGCGCGGAGGTGTGGGTCGACGGCCGGATCGTCGCGAGCTGGTATGGCTCGCACGCCACAGCCGGCGGCGGCACGCCCGACTTCGCGGCGCACGCAGGATCGATCACGCTGACCAAGGGCTATCACCAGCTCAAGGTCCGGATGGAGTGTCGCAGCGGCGGCGGCGCGATCGCGCTGGGATGGATCAAGCCCGGGGACGTCGCCTTTGAGATCGTGCCGGCGTCGAGGCTCAAGGGATCCGCCAACGGGAGCGGGTCGGCGAGGTACCGCTGGTTCGAGACGTCGGTGTACACCAGCTCCATCGGGCTCACCTCGAACCGCGCGGAGCAGCTCCGTCGCTCGTTGGCCTGGGCGGTGGAGCCTGGTCAGTATGACGTGCGGGTTCGCCGCGTCACCGCCGACACGCCTTCGGACAGCGACGTCGACACCGTCTACTGGACGGCGCTTCGCACGATCCGCAACTCCGATCCGATCAAGCTCAAGAACGTCGCGCGGATCGCGATGCGGATCAAGGCGACGGACCAGCTACAGGGCGTCGTCGACACGTTCAACTGTCGCGTGCGCCGCATCATCCCCGACTGGGATGCAGAGACCGGCACGTGGATCACGCGCGCGACGTCGAACCCCGCGTCGTGCTATCGCAACGTTCTCCAGGGACCGGCGAACAAACGACCGCTCGCAGACGCCAGGATCGATCTGGCCACACTGCAGGACTGGCACGAACACTGCGAAGAGGAGGGCTTCAGCTACAACACGGTCCTGGACTCCACGGGCACGGTCTTCGATCGCCTGCAGGAGATCGCCGCAGCCGGCCGTGCGTCCTTCGGCATGCGCGATGGCAAGTACTCGGTGGTGATCGATCGACCGCAGACGGTTCCCGCCCAGCACCTCTCACCTCGAAACTCGTACGGGTTCCGCGGCCGCCGCGTCTTCCCCGAGCTCCCGCACGCGGTGCTCGTGCGCTTCGTGAACAAGGAGAACGGGTACCAGTTCGACGAACGCCCGGTGTACGACGATGGCCAGAGCGAGGAGACAGCAACCCTCTTCGAGTCGATGGAGCTCGCTGGCGTCACGAGTTGGGATGAAGCATGGAGGCACGGACGCTACCAGCTCGCGGCCGCGAAGCTGCGCCGCGAGGTGTACGAGCTGAGCTGCGACGCGGAGCACCTGTCGGCGACGCGCGGAGACCTGGTCCTGGTGACGCACGACGTCATGCTGGTCGGCATCGCGAGCGGCCGCGTCGCTCATGTGGAGATCTCCGGTTCCGACTGCATCGCGGTTCAGCTCGACGAGGAGATCGTGATGGAGGACGGGACGGACTACGTCGTCCGGTTCCGCCTCGAGGACGGCACCTCGCTCCTGTGCCCAGTGGTCACCGCGGCCGGCGCCTCGACGCGTTTGGAGTTCTCAACGCCGATCCCCACCGGCGATCCGCGTCCGAAGGTCGGAGATCTCGCCTTGTTCGGCGAGGCCGGGCTTGAGACGCGCGAGTGCGTCATCAAGGCGATCACGATGGATCGCGACCTGGCGGCGACGCTCACCCTCGTCGATCATGCCCCAGCGATTCACGATGCCGACGTCGGCGAGATCCCCGCGTACGTCCCGGGCATCACCATCCCGCCGCTCTACCTCGATCGTCCTGCCGCGCCCGTGATCGAGTCGATCCGCAGCGACGACTACGTCATGATTCGCGACGCCGATGGAAGCTTGCGGCCGCGGATGGTCGTGACGCTCCTGCCGGCGAGCTCGAACCCGCCGAGGCCCACGCACTCGCAGCTGCGGATCCGCCTCAAGCCCGACGGCGGTGCGGATCCGGTTGGCCCGTGGCGGCACTTCCCGCTGCAGCCCATCGACGATCTCACGCTCGACGCGGACCAGGTCGAGGAAGGCGCGACGTACCAGGTCGCGGTGCGCTACGCGACGGCCGCCGGCGTCACGAGCCTCTGGACAACGACCGAGCACACGATCGTCGGGAAGGTCAACCCGCCGCCGGACGTCCAGGCGTTCGACGTCGTGCGCCTCGGCGACGGAACGCGGCGCTACACCTGGGACCTGGGCACGATCCCGCCCGACATCGCCGGCGTCGTGATCAGGTACGGGCCATCCGTCGCCGCGTGGGGCTCGCTCAGCCCGCTCCACACCGGGCTCCTCGAGGGCGCGTCGCCGATTGAGCTCAACGTACCTCCGGCCGGCACGTGGTACTTCGCGATCAAGATGGTCGACACCTCCGGCAACGAGAGCGTCAACGCGCTGGGCATCACGCGCACGCTCGGACCAGAGCGCCGCGAGGGCATTGCGTTCCTCGAGGACGCGAGGATCTCCGGATGGCCTGGCACAAAGACCGGCTGCTACGTCTCGAACGACACGTACCTCTGGAGCCAGGGCACGGAGACCTGGAGCACGCTGCCGGCGACGTGGGACGACTGGACGTCATGGACGATGGACCCAACGGACCCGATCGTCTACCAGCAGCAGGTCGACGTCGGCTACGTCTTCGACTTCTCGCCCTCGGTGTACATCTACGCCGACGGCGCCTCGATCACCGAGCTGCAGTACTCGACGGACGGTGCGACCTGGTCGGCGTGGGCGGTTGTCTCGAGCTTCCACGGCGTGACGATCCGCGCGAGGCACGTGCGGGTGCGAGCAACGGTGAGCAGCGCTGGATTGACCACGGTCCCGGTGCTCCAGCAGCTGGTCCTCACGCTACGCGCCGAGACCAAGACGCACTCGATCGACAACCTCAACACGCTGGCCCTCGGCGGCACGAACCGCATCGGGGTTGGCGATGTTCGCCTGCCGATCCCCGCCGGCGTCTTTGGCGTCATCCAGTCGGTGATGGTGAGCTTCAACGGAACCGGCGCGGGATGGACGTACGAGATCGTCGACAAGGACTGGCTGCTGGGCCCGCGGGTCCGCCTCTACAACGCCGCCGGCGAGCTCGCCGATGCGACGATCGACGCGACGATCCGAGGGCTCTAGTCTGGCGCGCACTCGAAGACCTCACCAGGAGCACGCCTCATGACTTCATGGCCAGCATCCGTCGGGTTCGGAACCACCAACGTCGACGCGGGGACCGACACCCCCTCGGTGGCGCGGGTCGACATCAAGAACCTGATGGACGACGTCGCCGAGATGATCACGGCGCGCGGCGAGCCCGACGGCGTTGCCGAGCTGGACTCCGGAGGCAAGGTCCCGGTGGCCCAGCTCCCCGCCGGCGCTGTCAACGGGGTCGCGTCCCTTGACGGGGCGTCCAAGGTGCCCGTAGCCCAGCTCCCTGCCCTTCCCGTCGCCAACGGGCTCCACGTGGTCGACACTCCGGGCTCGAGCACCTGGACCGTGCCAGCGGGCATTACGCGGCTCCTGGTCGAGGCGGTTGGCGGAGGCGGCGGCGGTGGGTTCAGCCTCGCCACGCCCCACGGCGGGGGCGGTGGAGCCGGCGGCGTGGCCATGAAGCTCCTGACCGTCGCTCCGGGCGACACGATCAACATCACCGCCGGCGCGGCGGGCACCGGGGGAGCCATCGGGCCCAGCGACCAGAACGGGGTGAACGGCGGGAATACCACGGTGGGCGTCAACGGCGTCACCGCGGTCACGGCGACGGGGGGTGGCGGTGGCGGGGGTGGAGGCACCGCGTACGGCGGCGGCGGCGGCACGCCCACGGGCGGGGACGCCAACTACCCGGGGGGCGCGGGGCAGACCGGCGAGGACATCGGCGGCATGGGTGGCGCGAACGCCAAGACCGGAACCGCCGCTGGCGGGACGCCGAAGTGGGGCGGGGGCGGCTACGGCTCGGGCACGAGCGCCGGCGTGGGCGGGTACAACGGCGGCACGGGCGGCGTGATCATCTGGTATTGAAAGAAGCCGCTCGCGCGGCTTCGTGTATGGAACTCTGTATGAGATCGGGCTGAAACAACAGCCGCGTTCGGGTGCCGTCAGATGCCGACGCCGACCCCGATGCCCACCTTCCCGGCGCGACGAACGACCTCAACGGGCTCCGTTCCGCCGCTGTAGGTGATCGTCATCTCGACGTCATCGACCTGGAACAACGCACCGGCGGTGATGTCGACGATGCCGGCTTTGACGTGGCACCCGAAGGTCGCGGAGTTGACGTCCGCGACGGTGAGGTCAGATGACCACAGATCGTCCGCGGCTCCGAAGACCTGGTCGTCGAGTGTCTCGCTCGCGGGGTCCGCGGACTTGACGCCCTTGGTTGTCTCCCCCAGGACGAGGAAGATCGTGAAGGCCTCGCCCGCACCGAGCGGCTGCGCCGAGCACCGGAGCGTGACGGCGATCCCCTCGAGCGTGGCGTCCTCGGGGATCGCGAAGTCGAAGTCGGTGCAGAGGAGCAGGTTCGATTCCTGCCCGGTCTCGATGATCACCTGGGCGGGAACATCGTCGGCAACCGTCGCGTCCGCGGGGCTGGTCCACTCGATGCCTGTCGCGTCCTGGTCGATCGAGCTCGGAACCCTCGTTCTACTACCCATCGTCAGTTCTCCTTCCGGCCGCGGGCCTGGTTCGTCAGGATCGCGGTGAACCGTCGTCGCCAATCGGGCCATGGCGAGTGCGGTGCTCGTCATTCAGGTCCGTCATGATGCGCTGAATCTCTGGAGGAAGATCGCTCATGCTGGTCGCGCCCGTCTCTCTGGCCGCGGTTGCGATCAGCATCACCGTGAGACGCTCGATGTTCCGCCCGATGTTCCGCTCGTTCTGCTCGATGCGAAGCTCGATGCGGCGCTGGGAACGACGCTGCTTTGCGAGCGCTCCAAGGAACTGTCGCCGTTGCTTTGTGAGCGACAGCTCGTGCTTGTTGGTGATCGCCAGGAGCGTGTCGGCGTACTGCTTGTCGCGAGCTGGGAGCACCTTTGCGATGCCGTACCAGACCACGAAAGCGAGCAGCCCCATCGCGCCGCCCTGGATGACGAGATCGACGATGACCTTCTCCATGCAGGACGCTCCTTAACCGAGGGTGGTGCCGGGGGTGATCGCCTCGCCGCGCTGGGCGCGATCCACGAGCGCCTTGCCCGCGGCTCCCTGCCAGGAGCTCAGCAGGTCCTTGATCGTCGGGTCCTTCAGGGCCTCGTCTATCGCAGGCACCTTCGTCCGCAGCACGTCGATCGAGTCGACGACGCGCGTCGCGGCGTGCGACACCTGCGTCAGGGTTCCCTCCGCAGCCTCCGCACGCTCGGACTCGTCCGCGGCGTTCTCCTCCGCCTGCTGCGCCTTGGCCGCGAGCTCCTGCTTGCCGCGCCCAGCGACCACGCCTCCGACCAGCGTGCCGCCGCCGCCAATGAGCAGCGCCTGCAGGATGGTGTTGATCGAGCTGAAGCCTGGCACCGCGGCGACACCAGGGATCGACGTCACCGCCCCGAGGATCGCGGAACGCTGGGCCTGCTGGCGACTCAGATCCGCGATCGCGAGCTCGACGCCATCGGCGATGCGACGCGCCTCGGATTCACGCCGAGCCTGGTTCGTGGCGACACGATCGACGACGTCGGCGACTTGGGCCTCGGTGTTGAGCCGGAGCGAGTCGAGCTCCTCCTCGGAACCGTTGGCGATTCGCTTCGCGGCGATCTCCGTCTGGGTGCGAAGGCGCCGGAGCTCCGCCTCTGCTTCCTGCCTCTCACGCGCGTCGGCCTGCTCCTGCTCCGCCGCGTAGGTGATCCGTTGCAGCTCGATCTCCGCCGACGTCGCCGGCTGGCCCGTGTAGGGGCTTGTGGTTCTGGCCTCGAGCATGCTGCAGCCAGGCGTGAGGACGCCGACGCTCACGGCCGCAGCGCCAGCGAGTACGAGCAGAATTGATGTCCACTTCATGCAAACGCTCCCTTGGCCCAGGCGTCGCAGCCTAGACCAAGGGAGCTATTCGTTCCTCTGACCAGGATTCAGGTCAGGCCGGTTTCCGCAACGAAGTCCCGCAAGCCGACCAAGGTCTGCGACATCCACCGCGACTCGTCCTTGGTGCGCATCGACCCCCAGACAACGATGTCCTCAAAGCCCCATGCCGCGGCTTGCGTCACGACCTGGCGGAGATGCTCACCTTCCCAAACACGTCGGAGCCCACCGAGATCAGGCCGTACGTCTTGAGGCCCGACGCCTTCGCCGCTCGCACCGCGGCAAGCCGTTCGCCAAACCAATGGTTCCAGTTCGCCTCGTAGCTGGCCCAGGGTCGACCTTGCACGAGCAGCTTGGTGTAGACGTAGAGCGAGACGAAGCAGCAGGACGCGAGACCGCTGGGGGCGGTCTTCACCGCGATCCGATCGTTGTTGTTGTATCGGAAGTCGTGGTAGAAGCCGATGTCGTTGCCCATCCCTCGGTCGATGATGGCGCGCACGAGCTCCGCGAGGTACGGCTTGGCGGCCGGATCGTCGAGTGGCAGGCTCTCGACGTTGAGCATCACCGGGCCGTCGAAGTCCTTGGGGAGCTCGCCGCGGACATACCCGTCGATCGAACCCGACAACGCCTTGAGGTTGCCGGATCGCCAGTCGCCGCCGGCCTGGTACACCGTGCCGTCGTCGTCAACCCGCACGCCCTTCTTGCGGATGGTCTCGACCTGATCGGGTTTGCACGTCCACTTGTGCGGCATCGCGGGAACGAGGTGCTGATAGATCGTGTGCACGCGGAAGAATCCGGGAGGAACGACCACCTCCTGGATTCCCACTGCGTGATTGATCGCCGTGTGCAGACGCATGTTGAGGCCCTCCGATTGCCTTGGGCTTGATCAGCCGGCTCGGCCGTGGCGTGGGCTCGAACCGCTCGGTGACGCGCGTCACCGGCCAGTCTCTAGGCGCATCGACGCACACCTTCCGCCGCTTTCCTTGCTTGTAGAAGTACAGCTTCACCGGGCCCGACGGCGTCTGGATCACCGCCGTCATGTCTTTGGTGATCGTGAGGATGAGATGACTCATGCGAGCTCCTGTTCAGTGAGTTTCCAGATGCGGATGATCGCGCCGGGCGTTCCGCCTGGTGGCGCGTAGTCCTTCGCGAGCGATTGCCGAATGACCTGGGCGTCGTCGGCCCAGACGACTTTGGTCAACGCGTCCTCGGTGGAACGCATGAGCTTGAGGACGTCGGGCTTCACACTCGGGTACCGCGGTGCGGAGGGCTTGAGCTCGCCGCGGCTGTTGAGGTGCGAAGCCGGCCGCTTCATGATGAACTCGGCGATGACGACAAAGGCTCCGTCCATCGGCTCAGCCAGGTCGCGAGCTCGCATCGCGATCGCACCGTGCGAGCGGACGACGTCCTTCCAGGCGGCGTTGCCCTTGCCGTCGTCGACCAAGCGCACGATCGGCCGGCCGTTCTTCGTGATGTACTTGCCGCCGCGCTTCAGCGGGAACGCCGACTTCGAACCGCCCGGCGCTGGGATGCCGCGAACCGCGATCCGGAGATCTGGTTCACGGGTTGGGAGTGGGACCAATGGTTTCCTCCTTGGAAATGCCATCCACGTCCCGTCGGTCGTGGATGGCGTATGGGGTTGGTCACTCAGTGGGGGAGATCACTTCGAGACGAGACATCGTGAACCAATTCTCCTTCGGCTCGTTCTTTTCGCCAACGGGCCCTTCGACGCGATACCGATCCTGCTCGTTGAGGTAGTGGCAGTGCGCCGTCACCACGCCTTGAAACCCCGTGATGCGATCACGAACATGATCACCGAGATCAACCTTCTGCATTCGCGAATCTCCAATGCGCGTGCCGCCTATTCGGCACGCAAATCCCGCTCGGGCCCGGGTAGAGCCGGCGCGGGTTCAACTTGATTGAGGAGCGCCGCCGCCGCCCGTAGCTGGCGAGCTCGGAGGTTTCGCCAACGGATGACAGAGGCGCCGGGCACATACGGGAGACGCCGCGCTTGCTCCGCCTGGGCCTCTTCGTCCTTCGCCAGGTCGACAAGGAACGCGGCGAGCTTCTCCGGCGTGGTCACTTGATCTCCTTCAGCTTCGATGCGACTCGATCGATGGACTGGTGTGTGCGGCGCTGGAGCCGGCGTGACTCGACGCCGATGCGCCAGCACGCGTACTCGGAACCGACAACGAACGCGGCGAGGATTGCCGCGAAGAGCCAGGCAGCCGGTGTCATCCTGCGGTCCTCTCTCCCGCTGGCAGCTGGGAGTCGTTGTCGGCGTCGCGCCACTTCGCGTGTACGCGCTTGGTGTGGAGCTCGACCATCGCATCGCCGCGGCGAAGCACGACGATCGAGGTGTTGATGGAGACGATCTCGCCGGCGAGGATGCACGTGGGGCTCTCTCGCCACCATGCGAATATGCCGGCACGGAGCTCGGGGGCAGTGCTCATGCTCCACCTCCACACCTGCGACACCGCAGCAACCCGTCCGTGCACGTAAAGACCTCCGCGTTAGCATCGCGGCAGACCGCGCACTCGGCGTTCTCGTCTTTGACATGCTCGACGCGTGTGAGACGATCGACATGCTCGCACGCCGCGACGCACTGGTAGATCTCCGTCCATCGCCTGATCAACACATCGATCGAGTCGGTTGGATCGCCCCTTTCGGTGAAGTCGCTGCGATCCCGGTAGCACGAGTTGATCTGGTCTTGCACCATGCGACGCATCGCGTCGTACTCGGATTGGGTTGGCTTGTCGCTCATGACGTGCCTCCGATCCGCTTGATGTCTCCGCCTCTCACCCACACTGCAACGGTCCACTGGTCCTCGTTCGTCATGAAGTTGAGCGAAGGGTGGCAGTCGACGACGAGGATCGACGGGAGCTCTGGATAGAACGATGGGCGAACCCTGTGGATCCACACGATTAAGCCCGCATCATCTCCATTGATAATCTCGCACCTGTCGCCCACGATGATTTCGGCACCATTGCTGTCCTTCAT